AATTCTTTTGGAAAAAGAAAGTTCTACCTAAAAATAAATCAAGAAAACGTAAAATCATAACCAGAGTTCAATCAGACTGGCAAACATACTATGGTTCTTCTGCAGAAGTAAAACAACTTGCAGAGCAAGGATTTCAGTTTACTAGAAAAATATTACAATTATGTCGAACAAAAGGTGAGTGTTCTTACTACGAAGCAAAACTTCAATTTGATAATGATGTTCTATTGAGAAACGATTACTTCAATGAGTTTATTGGTTGTAAGATACATTCTAAGTTTATTAAGGAGATGAAGAATGATTATTTCAAGAGAACTAATAAATCCTAATATTGTCATAAATGGCACATCGTATGAAAAGATATGTCACAGAATTAACAAATTTAAACACATGTATCTTGATAAAGGTGTAAAACAACATGATAGTATTAGTGTCACAACATTAAATTGTCCAAACGATTACTATGCGGCCTTGTTTGCGGCATGGGAACTTGGCATACAAGTAATTACGTGTTCAGATAGAATATTAAAAACAAGAGAAGATGCAAAACATATGCTTGATGGTGTAAAACATTTAGTAGATGTATTAAGCAAAAACTTTACTGCTTATCGAGAGTTTTGTGTGCATGATTTAAATAGACCATTAGACCCAAATAATTCAGGTGGATTAACTCGTATGGATTTAAAAGATGGTCTTTATGCTGAGGTAGTAAACTTATATTCTCATTGGAAAAACATGGATGGTACTAACAACGTTATGTTAATGGACGATGTTGCACCATATCCTGGTACACCGATTCAACCATGGGAAGTAGATGAAAATAATGGTGCTATTATGTCTATTGACCCTGTTATGAATATTAAAGAATCTAATGAATGGTGGCACCCAGATTACTTTACTCATAAAGAAATTATCGAGTCTGCAAAACAATATCCATTTCCTTATAAAAATTGTGCAATGTCTAGAACAATTCATCACAATAGATGTATTGATTATTATTTTTTACCAGCATTAATGAATTGTGAAGAAATATTCGATGTCACTTTGATGGACCATACTGAACGCCCCGAAGAAGTATTCATTTACGAATATGTTACAGATTATGCAGTCAAGGCAGTTCGTGAACATGAAATAGAAAGAATACTATTTCCTGACCCAGAATCACTTGAGTTTTTCAAAAGCAAACTCACAGAACCTTTTACACATGAAGTTTTATACAATGTCGGTAAACAAGAAATCAGTTCTAAAACTAAAGTAATAGATGATGCTGGTGTTGACATAGAAACAGGTAAGTTTATTGGATAATGATAATCAATCGTGACATTATTAATGATGAAATAGATTTTGATGATAATAAATCAAAAGCAGAACTTGTTTATGAAATAAGACAATGGAAAATGTTACTCAAAGAGAACTACAATGTTCGTAAAGGAGAAACAGTTGCTATTGGCATTCTAGATGTAAATCATTTACATTTAACATCTATTATTGCATGTGCCGAGTTAGGTCTAAAAATATTTTTGATTGATGCACCTGCAACAGAAGAATCTTTACCTTACACAAAAATCGCACTTCATGGTCCAGTAGATTATCTGATTCACGATAATTTTAAAGGTGATAACCTTTATGGTGGCCTACATGGCAAGATGATTCGTGAATATAGTAAAGAACTAATTGATGCAAGAGAACTCAAATTAAAAGTACCAAAAGGTATGGACTATATTAATCAGGTATCAGAAGATGATATATTTTTAATTAGTTCTACATCTGGTTCTACTAAACCTTCTCGTAAAATTGAGTTTACACACAAAGAAATATATGCAATAGCAAAAAGAAATATTGATATTTTTAAATTAAAACCTGATACTAAAATACTACACAGTAAAAATATGCACCATGTTAGTGCAATGTTGTGTACACTTTTGCCGTCACTTATGATAGTCAAAAAACACAGGTCGTTTACACTAGCAGAATTTACTGAGTGGCAAGGTGCAAATCTTCATTTGGTTGATTTTAATCACGTAATGATACCAAACGAAAAAATGTTAGATTGGTTTGTTGAATTCTTTGATAAAAATGGTGGTCTAGAAAAAGGTACAGTACTAGTCATGTGTGGATTTACCATGACAAAAAAACATGTAGACATGTGTAAAAAATATAATATAGAATTCATTTCACATTATGGTAGTGTGGACACCGCAATTCCATTATTAGTGAATTATATTGATGGTAATTCTGAATGCACACCAGACTCTCTAGGAGTCGCTCCAGACGATTTTTATGAGATAGATGTATCATCTACTGGTCATGTTTCTGTAAACAACTCTATGTGGTCTGAAAAACGTAGTATGGACGATATACTAGAAATAGTTGATAGTCAATACATATTAAAAGGTAGAATAGATACAATTCATTTAGATGAATTAGTCAATTCTTGTCCAGAACCTATAGATTTAAATTTATTTTCTTATGATACTAAGATTAATATGGAACAATTACGTGGACATATAAAAAATGTGAAAAAAAGACTTGACAATACTTGATTCACTTGTTATAATAACAACATAAATTAATTAGAGAGGTAAAAATGATTAATGCAATAAGTAAAAAAGAGTATACAGGTTCTAACTTTGATACTCTTATGTTAAATGGTGCTGTTGAAGGTGAAGAATTTGCGACTTTCAAACAGATGATTAAATATTTAAAGTGTTCTGGTAAAGACTTAAAAGGTCTTAAGAAGTTTGCAACTTTATTTTTTATGAAAGAAGTTGAAAACGAGAAGGGCGAGACTGAAAAAGTCAGAAGGTTCTTTTCTGTTTTCTCAGTAGAGCAGGCAAAACAACAGATTGTTTTGAATGCACTAGATAATGCTGATTACTTAGAATCAGTTAAAGAGGTTGCCTAGTGCGAGGAAACCTAGGAGGTTATAAAAGAGGTACTCTTCTCGAAGAGTACTTCTTAAACCCACACTTTAAACCCACCGAAAAAGAACAAAAAGAATTAGACGAGTTCTTTAAATTAATTAAAAAAAGACTTGACAATTCTTGCAAGACCAAGTACAATAATAACTTAACTAATAGAGAGGTATAAATGACAGAGTTAAAAAATTACGTAGAACTAGAGCATATAGCGACTGGTTATCCTGTGGTGATTGCACTCAATAGTAAAGAGTGTCAATTATTATCGCATTATTATAATGTTCGTGAAGACGAAATTATATCTTACGAAGACTTCAAAAGTTACGAAAGTGAAGCATATGAGTCTTTAGAAAAAAGAATGCAGTTGAATGGCGACCTTCAAGAAGATGAAGGTTTGTTTGAAAACTATTTCATTGAGAAACTCAAGTTTCAAGATGAATATGGTAAAACAATTATTTCTGATAACCAAGGTTATACTATCGCATCATGAGTAATATTAGAAGCGAACCATATTGGTCTGGTAATCACTCAGAAGAATACTTATCTGAGTTAGATGTATTTGCACGTAAACTGTATGCAGAGAATTGTTACGAAAGAAAAGCACATGGTGAAAAACCATATGAATCTTTTGTAGACTATGTTGAACAACAGGCAGATTTTATTCAAACTAAGTTTGATGAAGAATGTTTTGATAGTGATGGTCAATATATTAATGACATGCCTGGTGTTACAGAGACAAAAAAAAGCATTCTTTTAGATGCTTTTAAAAGTTAACTAAATAGTTTAACTTTGGTGAAATTACTCCCGTAAAGGGAGTGATTTTTATATATAACTTTATAGGAAATAATTATGGAATTAGAACTATACGAAATTCTAGAACGTTTTGAAAATTTAAAAGGCAAGAAAGAAAGAGTAGCATTCTTACAAGCAAATTCTATACCAGCATTAAAAGATGTGGTTAGAGGTTGTTACGATAGCACTCTAGAATTTATGCTACCAGCAGGCAAACCACCATATACACCAAATCGACCAGAAAGTGTGCCTTCTTCATTGAGAAGATTGCATAGACAATTTGGTGATTTTGTACGTGGTAGAAGAACTCAAGGTGTACCTCAATACAAGATAGAACGAAAATTTGTACAGTTACTAGAATCTATTCATGCGGAAGATGCAGAGATTGTTATTAAAATGATAAACAAAGAACAACCTGCAAAATATCTTACCGAAGGTCTCGCCAGAGAGGCATTCCCTGGTCTGATTAAAGGTTCTGGGTTTGACGAATAAGTAGGGAACTTTTAAAGAACTTGACTCCCAGTTTCGTTATGACACTTAAGGAGGGCAATGCATGACATTGGCACAAGTAGAACGTTTAAGGAAAGATGAAAGAGAACTAGATAATAGAATTTATCGATTAAAGAAACAAGGTAAAGACAATTTAGTTCGAAAACTCACCATAAAGCGTGGATTCCTTAAGCAATCTATAAGTGATTCTTTTAACGAAACACAATAGGGGGTGGTCTTATCTCGTAGGGGGGTGTTTCCCCCTTACGTTAATTATAAATAATATATTATGCCGACATATGAATTTTACAATACCGAAACAAAAGAGATAGAAGAACATCTAATGTCTTATAAAGACTTAGATAAATTCGCAGAAGACAACCCACATCTAGAAAAAAGAATATCTGCGACCGCAACAATATCTCAAGCAGGGTCAACACTCAACAAGACAAGTGGTGATTGGAAAAATTTACTAACTAAAATCAAAAAAGAAGCAGGTGGAAATAATGAAGTCGCAGTCAAACACGGACTCTCAAAACCCAATACAGTTCACGATTAACGATATTGGTGGTGAAATTGTCAAAGACAATGAAACCTATTTACTCAAAGATAATAAAACTCTTAACAATCTTGTTTTGAGTTCAACATTATTAAATCCATTTAAACAAACCACAGGACATAATCACTCAGGACAAGAAGAAGTTTATTTCTTTGTGAGTGGTACTGGCACTATGGAAGTAGATAATGAAAAATTTAATGTAAAACCAGGCGATGTTATTCTAATACCAGATGGAGCATTTCATCGAGTTTATAATGAAAGCACAGAACATTTATATTTTGTTTGTGTATTTGACGGTAAAAGAAATCATTAATGCATATCTACCCTTACATGGATTTTGAAACACTAAAAAGACATTTGCTAAAAGGTAATGTTATTATTACTTTCGAAAGTATGACCAGTGATAAAGTGTTTACAAAAACATGTACATTAAAAGATATAAAAATAAATCAAAAAGAAGGAAAGAAAATACTAGTTTGGTTAGTAGATGATGAAAAATTTGAAGACATTGAGTTGTCTAGTATAAATGAAATTAAAACCAATTAATATAAAACCAATTACTGAACATCAACAAGAAACTTTTTCTGCATGGAAAAGTGGAGATAATTTAGTTTTAAATGGAAGTGCTGGTACAGGTAAAACTTTTATGTCTTTATATCTTGGACTAAATGAAGTTTTTGGTAGAACAGATTATAAAAAACTTGTTATCATAAGAAGTGTTGTACCAACAAGAGATTTAGGTTTCTTACCAGGAACAGTAGAAGAAAAGTTATCTGCATTTGAAACACCATACCAACAGATGTGTACAGAGTTATTTAATGATAAGAACTCGTATGAAACACTTAAAACTAAACACCAAATAGAGTTTTTGTCAACATCTTATATTCGTGGTACCACATTTAACAATTCTATTCTTATAATTGATGAATGTCAGAACTTGACATTTCATGAACTAGATAGTATAATTACCCGAGTTGGCAATAATTGTCGAATTATTTTTTGTGGTGATTACTATCAAAGTGATTTCAAACAGTTAAAAGATAAAGCAGGCATTATTGAATTTATTAACATAGTTGAACATCTAAATAGATTTTCAGTTATAGAGTTTGATTGGAAAGATATAGTTCGTTCTGATTTTGTACGAGATTATATTATGACAAAAGAAATGTTGGAGAAAAAATGAATAATCTAAATCCTTTTATGAGACTAGTAATGTGGGTATTGACTTGTTGGCGTGGTGTCATGGACAATCGATACAATCCACTAAGTTATATTAAAGACCCAAGTATTCAAAGTTATTTCACGTTAGCATTGTTTGTAATGTGGTCTTGTTACTTTGGTATAGTTGCGATTGTTTGGTTAGACTGGGAAAATTATGATATACCCACTTCAATCATGATACACATTGCAGTTCTTGTACCGATTATGATAACAAACTATGTATTTAAAGAAGCAAAAAATGGGAATATAAAATGACAGAATTTACAACAGGTATACAAGGTGCATTTAATAGTCTTCTTAAAAAGTCTAGTTTAACTTTAGCATTGATATATACTGTTGGTCACATAATTATTGCAATGACAGTCGTATCTGTAATGACAGGTGCTAGTTTATGGGAAGCAGGTACAGTTGCACTTATTGAACCAGCAATCAATGGTGTTTGGTTTTATGTTCTGCATTCTCTCTGGAGAAAATTACAATGAGAATAGGTTTCACTTGTAGTACATTTGATTTATTACATGCAGGTCATGTTCAGATGCTTCGTGATGCAAAAGAACAATGTGATTACTTAATCGTTGGTTTACAGTTTGACCCAAGTGTAGATAGAAAAGAAAAGAATTCACCTATTCAAACGATTGTCGAAAGATACACACAACTCAAAGGCATTAAGTATGTTGACGAGATTATACCATATGCAACAGAACAAGACTTAGAAGACATTTTAAGTCTATATACTATTGACGTAAGAATATTAGGAGATGAATA